GGTGTCTGCTGAAACAAAAACTAAATTTGTCATTTTTGAACCCTCAACGCTTGAGAACATTGATTTCGCAATGTATGAATGGATTAATGAGAACATGGGCGTTTCTGTTATCACGAACACTGGTTGGAAAAAGGTTCCTGTTATATGGGCCTCAGCAGAAAGAGCATATCAGCTGAAGCACAACAAGGACTTGAGAGACAAACACGAAACTTTGATTTTGCCTCTTATAACTGTCGATAGAACAGGAGTGTCAAAAGATTCGGACAACAAGGGCTCATATTGGGCGAATGTGCCTCCGGTCAATGGATACGAGCCTCAAGGAGGTTCGATTGAGATTGCGAGACAGATAAACAAGCCAAAATCTCAAAACTATAAAAATGCTTATTCTAAGAGAACGACCGGCCAAGAAACCTTCCCGACCTCTAAAGAGAGAACAGTTTATCAAATAGCCTCGATGCCCCAGCCAGCATATTTGACTATCAATTACGAAATAAGCATCAAGACAGAATACCAGCAGCAGATGAACCAAGTTATGCAGCCTTTCTTATATCTCGGCTCCGGAGTTCATTATTTTGTGATGGTGAGAAATGGACATCGCTACGAGAGCTTCTTGGAGGCTTCCGTTGGTCTGCAGAACAATGTTGCCAATATGGGCGAAGAAGAAAGAATATTTGAATCCAAAGTCAACATCAGGGTCTTGGGATACATCTGGGGGGCAGACAAGAACCGAGAAAGACCAGCAATTTCAATTAGAGAATCTGCCGCAGAGTTTAAGTTCACTTCAGAGACCGTTATGGATGGAAAGTCTGTATCAGAATTGCAATCTGCGTTGCTTTCGCCAGCAACTAGGCCAGCTGCCGGTCTTTTATCAGAGCCAGATTCTGTAACTTTTGGAGGAGCAGCCGCCGCCGCAGCGGGCTCAGGAGGAGCAGATGACCTCGGAGACCACGAGGCCACTCAAAATTTAGCTTTGCGTGGCTATTGGATTTCTAATGATGGCGACAACGAGGGCATTAGAATAGATGATGACGGCAACATCGGTATTGGAACATCAAGCCCCGCTGCAGACCTGGATGTCGTTGGAACGTTGAGAGCTAGAGGCACAATCTTCTCAAGAAGGCTGGTTTCGTCAAACTATTCCTTGGTCACCACCGACCACATTATCGGTGTGAATAGTGCTGGTGGAAAGATAGATTTATATCTCCCCCCCGCCTCTACAGTATTGGCAGGACAAATCTATGTTGTTAAGGATGAGGGCGGCGCATCGAGCACACACAACATAGATATAAATGTTGCCCCAACAAGTGGCGATTCTATTGATGGGTTGCCTTTAATATGCATTGGAACTGATTATGGTGGAGTTTCCGTATATTGTGATGGCGTAAGTAAATGGTTTATTTATTGAGTTGAATTTTTTTCTTCTTTTGAGTGCCGAACTTTCTACTTACCAATGATGAAGGAAAACCCTTCATACTTAACTTTATAGGGGGAAACAAAAATATGGCATATCGTATTTTTCAACCAACTCCGTCATCGCAGTTGCCTATCAACTCCGATCTTATCCTTGAGGGTAAGATGGACGCAAATAGCGCAGAGATCGATAACGGAAATCTTGAAATCCTTGCTGGTGCTGGCGAACTTTTGATGAACGCTAACGCTATCCAAGGTGTCGCAAGTGTGTATGGCGCCGCCATGCATCACTCGGCTTCTACTTCTTATCAGATCAGCTCTGCCGGTCAGATGAGAATGGATGCTGCTTCTGGAGACTATGACTTCAGTGGCGCATTCGACCTCATGGCAGGTTCGATTTCTATGACTGGCGCAATCACTGCTACTGGTGACATGCAGCTTATTGGAAATGCTGACTTTGACGGAACACTTGACGTCGCTGGCGCAGTGTACCTCGCCGCATCGGGCGTTGCTACAGACATCAGAGGAACTCTCTCTGTTGATGAGGCAGCTACTTTCGACGCAGCAGTTCAAATTCTTGGCCACGCTGACCTCGACGGTCAACTTGATGTTGCTCAAGCTGTAAGCTTGGCTGCTCCTGGTCTTCAGACACTCGTTAGAGGAGATATCTTTGTCCAACAGGGCGCTCAAATCCTCGGTTCTGTAGCCATGGCCAGCACTCTTCAAGTTGATGGTGCTGCTGATCTTAACGACACTCTTGATGTCGCAGGCGCAACTAGCCTTGCTGCTTCTGGCGTCGCAACCGACATCAGAGGAACACTCTCTGTTGACGAAGCTGCAGTTTTCGATAGCACGGTGCAGATGCTCGGCGCTCTCGACGTTGATTCTACTTCGGACTTCCAAGGCGCAATGAACTTGCAAGCCGGCATTACTGTTGCTGGTGCTGCCGACCTTAACAGTTCTCTTGACGTCCAAGATGCCGCAAACTTCCAAGCTGGCGTTACAATTGGTGGTGCTCTCGACGCAAATAGCTCTGCTGACTTCCAAGGCGCAGTCAACTTGCAAGACACTTTGACTGTTGCTGGTGCTGCCGACCTTAATAGCTCTCTTAATGTTCAAGCTGGGGCCATCTTCCAGAGTACAGCTCAAATTGATGGTGCTGCTGATCTTAACAGCACTCTTGATGTTGCTGGAGCTGCTGATTTTGATAGCACTCTTGATGTTGCTGGCGCTGTAAGCCTTGCTGCTTCCGCTGTCGACACAAACATCAGAGGAACACTTTCTGTCGACGAAGCAGCCACATTCGAAGGCGCAATGGACATCAATGCCGCAATGGACATTGATGGAGACATGGACGTTGACGGTGCTGCTCACGATATCAGTGGATCAACATCTATTTCTTTGCACGCTCCTGCTATCGCTAGCAATGGCGTCTTGACACAGACTGGTGCTTCTAGCTTTGCTGGCGCAATGGACCTCCAAGGTGCTCTTAGCGCTACTGGTTCTGCACACGAGTTCAAAGCTTCTTCTGGGGACATTACTCTTGAAGCTTCTGCTGGTATCACAATGAACGCTTCGAGCCTTTCGGTTCAAGGCGCTTCTAACGCTACAGTTTCTTTCGCTAACACAGCTGGTGAGTTCTCTGTCACTTCTTCGGTTGTTGACATTTCTGGTAGCTCGGTCTACATGAGAGGCCCAGTTCAGTTCTTCGGTGCTCTTGACATTGACGCTGCTGCTGATATTCAAGGTGCTCTTAGCTTGCAAGACGCTCTTACGGTTGCTGGAAACGCCGACCTCAATGGCCAACTTGATGTTGCTCAAGCTGTAAGCTTGGCTGCTTCGGGTCTTGACACATACGTCAGAGGAACACTCACTGTTGACGAAGCTGCTGCTATTGATAGCACGCTTGACGTCTCCGGCGACCTCACAATTGACGGCGCCCTTGATGCTAACAGCTCTGCTGACTTCCAAGGTGCTGTCAATATGCAAGACACTCTTACAATCGCTGGTGCCCTTGATGCTAACAGCACTTCGGACTTCCAAGGCGCAATGAACTTGCAAGACACTTTGACTGTCGCTGGTGCTCTTGATGCTAACAGCTCTGCTGACTTCCAAGGCGCAGTCAATATGCAAGACACTTTGACTGTCGCTGGCGCAGCTGACCTCAATAGCACTCTTGATGTTGCTGGTGCGGTTGATCTTGCTGCCGCTGGTGTTGCAACTTCTGTCAGAGGAACCCTCGCTGTCGTACAGCAGGCAACTTTCACTGGGCACATTGATGCAAACAACACTTCGGACTTCCAAGGTGCAATGAACTTGCAAGACGCTCTCACGGTCGCCGGCAACGCCGACCTCAATGGCCAACTTGACGTCGCACAGGCTGTAAGCCTTGCTGCTTCTGGTCTCTTGACAGACATTAGAGGTGAACTTTCTGTTGACGAAGACGCTGTCTTCGACGCCGCAGTCCAGATTGATGGCGCTCTTGACGCAAATGGCGCTTCCGACTTCCAAGGTGCAATGACCTTGCAAAATACCTTGACTGTCGCTGGCGCTATCGACGCTAACAGCTCTTCTAATTTCCAAGGCGCAATGGTGTTGCAAAGCACTATTGCAGTTGGTGGAAATGCTGACCTCGATGGTCAACTCGATGTTGCTCAAGCCACAAGCCTTGCTGCTTCTGGTCTCTTGACAGACATTAGAGGTGAGCTTTCTGTTGATGAAGATGCTGTCTTCGACGCTGCAGTCCAGATCGTCGGAAATGCTGATCTTGACGGACAACTTGATGTCGCTCAAGCTGCTAACTTCCAGGGTGGAGTTACAATTAACGGCGACCTCACTGTCCTCGGTTCTACAATTTCTGCTTCGGTTCAGACCATTCTCGTTGAGGACCACACTATGGTTCTTGGCGACGGTTCCAGCCTTGCTGGTGCCAACAACGGTGGTCTCTACCTCGGCTCGGACAACAAGGCATCTGCTCACGCTTATATGTCTTTTGACAGCACCGACAGTCGCTGGGACTTCTCCCACGACGTTAACTTGGTCGCTGGCGAAACATACATGATTGGCGACACAGAAGTTCTTTCTGCTACTGAGCTTTTCCAAGGAATCCTCGATTCCAGTGGCAATGCTAGTCTCTCAATCGTCACAGCTTCTGCTGCGCAGATTACAGACTTGGTCGCTACTAACGCTACAATTGACAACTTGACTGCTAACAACTTGATGTTCGGTGTTACTTCGGTTTCCTCGAACTACTCAGCTCAGTCGAGTGACTACTTCTTGGCTTGTGATTCCACTGCTGGAGCATTCACAATTACATTGCCTGCTGGTTCTACCGGTAAGACATATGTCATTAAGGACGCTTCTGGTGCCGCAAGCACTGTCAAGAAGATCACCATCGCTGCTAACGGAGCAGAGACAATTGACGGCTTGGCCTCGATTGAACTCGCTTCGGAGCGTGCTGCTGTTTCATTGATTTGGGACGGCTCCGAGTGGTGTGTCTACTAATCTTTATCTTTAGATAACGATATGGGAATTGGGGGCTTATGCCCCCTTTTCTCGTTTATTCCCAACAAAATCCTAGAATATTCTTCTTTTTGGTCGTTTGAGGCGAGGAACAACTATTTATAAATGATTAGAAGAACATTCTAGTAAATAAAAAAAAACAACTTTATTTACCCAAAGGAGCACTAACAAATGTCTGTAGATAAGTTTAAATTCGTATCACCCGGTATCTTCGTTGATGAGATTGATAACTCTCAATTGACACAATTGCCGGAAAATATTGGTCCCACAATTATCGGGAGACTCACAAAAGGTCCAGCCATGAGACCTATCAAAGTAAATTCTTTTGCTGAATTTGTTGAGGTATTTGGCGACCCCGTCCCCGGTGGTCAAGGTGGAGATATCTGGAGAGATGGCAATTATACTGCCCCTACATACGCAGCATATGCAGCACAAGCTTGGCTGAAAAATAACAGCCCAATTACAGTTGTTAGACTTTTGGGAGATCAAAATATTGATGCTGCTGAGGCTGGACTCGCCGGCTGGAAAGTAAGTGAAAATACACCAAATGTATCGTCAACTGCTAATGGTGGGGCATTTGGCCTATTTATAGCCAATAGTGCCTCGACGGACCTCGGCAGCGCTCCCCTGGCTGCTATTTTCTATATCAAGACAGGGTCTATCCGTCTTATTGGCGAAGAGGCCGGCCCAGCCGGAACTTCAGAAGTCCAAGGCGATGCCGCTTTTGTTAAATCTGTCGGCGCAGATTATGAATTTAGAGCAATTATTGAAGACGCAGACGGAACTGCGGTTCTAACCTCGTCTTTCAACTTGAATAAGAATTCTGATAAATTTATTAGAGATATTTTCAATACAAATCCCACATTGATCAATAGTGCTATCACGCAGGAAGGTCAAGCTGGGTTTGGTCTAGACGGGATCACATCGCCAAATAACAATCTCCAAACTTATTTCTTGGGAGAAAGTTTCGAGAGATGGGTCTACGACTCCTTGTCTGATGCGGCAGCTTCTTCAGCTGGTGGCCAATATGGCGTAATCCTTTCGCTAGAGAATGCTGATGTCGATGGCGGCGTATTTACTTTTGGTTCGCAGCCCTGTCAGACAGGTTGGGTAATTTCTCAGGACCTCACAACGGACACTGGAAGCTATGCTCCAACAAATATGACGAACTTGTTTAGACTTGTTGCTAGAGATTCTGGCGAATGGGATCAAAACAATTTAAAGATTTCGATTGTAAACATTCAGGCAAGTCCAAACGAAGATGTAGATCCTTATGGGACCTTCTCTATCGAAATTAGACGAGCACAAGATAGCGATAACGCTCCACAAGTAGTGGAAAGATTTAGCACATTGACTCTCGACAGGACTTCGCCGAACTATATTGCCCGAGCAATTGGCGATATGTATCAAGTTTGGGACGACGTTGAGAGAAGATATAGGGTTTATGGAAACTATAACAATCTTTCAAAGTATGTTAGAGTTGAAATGAACCCCGATGTCGAAGAGGGGGTGACTGATGCTAGGTTGCTTCCATTCGGACATTATGGCCCAGTAAAATATATTGATACGCTCAATTGGAATTCGGGCTCTGCATTGACTGGCTTCGTTAGAGGCTATGGCGATGTTCCACAATTGTTTGTCAATGATACTTTATCAGGCCCCGCAGCTGATGCCGGAAGTATTTATACTGCCGGAGCACTCTTGACAGCTAGTTTCCTTTTCCCAGATACTCCTTTGAGGATTTCTTCTTCGAATGGGGGACTTAGAAAGGACACTCTCGCTTACTGGGGAGCAACTGCCGGCCTTAGAACAGACATCAACAGATTCGATAGAGGCTGGGGCGACTATATGAGAGCCCGCCCACTTGGCCTTAATTCAATCACAGCAGATGGAAGTGTGACTGAATATTCTTATGTGTTCTCACTTGATGATGTTGGTTATCTTTCATCCTCATTTAGTGGCGTCTCTACTACTGAAGCAGTTTACGCAGCAAATAATAGAGTAAATGGAAGATCAATCACCTCTGGATTCTCTTCTACTTGCGAATCTGATTGTACCCCATCTTATAAGTTGGCGCTCAATGCAGACTATAACCGCTTCACGATGCCTCTTTATGGTGGTTTCGATGGTCTTGATATTCGTGAGAAAGAGCCGTTTAGAAATAGCGGAATGACTTCGGCAACAGAAAAGACTGACTACGCTTACAATTCTATCAAGAAGGCTATTGATGTGGTTTCTGACCCTGAGGTCGTAGAATATGACATTCTTACAACACCAGGTATCACGAATGAAGGCTTAACTGATCACATGATAAACATCTGTGAAGAAAGAGGAGACTCTTTGGCTATTATCGATCTTCCTGGCGGATTCGTCCCCAGCACTGAGAATAACCTCGGCGACGCTAGTCCTGATAACAGAGGCTCGGTGACAGAGACTATAAACAACTTGAAGACAAGAAAGCCAAATACGAGCTATGCATGTGCCTATTATCCCTGGGTTCAGGTTAGGGATAGCAACACTTCTAGACTTCTTTGGGCGCCTCCTTCAGTTGTGGCTCTTGGAACGATGGGATCAAGTCAGAAGAAATCTGCCCTTTGGTTCGCCCCAGCAGGCTTCACTCGTGGAGGGCTGTCTGAAGGTTCGGCTGGACTTACAGTCACGAACGTAAAAGAAAGATTGAATTCTTCTGATAGAGACAAGCTTTATGAAGTCAACGTCAATCCGATTGCCACATTCCCAGCAGAAGGAATTGTTATCTTTGGACAAAAGACACTTCAGGCAACGCCAAGCGCTCTTGACCGAGTCAATGTCCGCAGACTTATGATTTATCTCAAGAAAGAGATTTCCAGAATGGCTGCAACATTGCTCTTTGACCAAAATGTCCAGAGAACATGGCAAAGATTTACAAGCAAGGCAGTTCCTTTCCTCGACGGCGTTAGAGCTGGTCTTGGTATCACGGACTTCAAATTCTTGCTTGATGCGAGTACAACGACACCAGATCTTATCGACAGAAACATTATGTATGCTAAGATCATTGTCAAGCCTGCTCGTGCTATTGAGTACATCGCTCTCGACTTTGTTATCACTAACAGCGGAGCGGCATTCGACGACTAGAAAACTGTCGGGGAGAGGGGAAAAAACATTCTCCTCTCCTATTTATAAGAGATAAAGAGTTATTCTGCTCTAAAAGGAGATATAATAAAAAATGGCAGCACAAAATTTTTGGACAAATTCTAGAGAAACCCAAAGAGACCCTAAGAGGCAATTTCGTTTTGTTATGTTCAACGGCAACATCCCACAGTGGATTGTTAAGTCGGTAACGAAGCCAAGCTTCTCTATGTCGGAATCAGAACATCAATATATTAATCATACATTCTATTATCCCGGTCGTGTTACTTGGGAGACAGTTACAATGACTTTGGTTGACCCCGTTTCTCCAGATGCTGCTCAGACAATGATGGCCATTGTCGAGGCCGGCGGTTATAAGCCCCCAGTAAATGAAAATGATATCTCCACGATGTCTAAGGGCCGAGCCGTTGCAGCGCTAGGTGATGTCACCATTTCGCAGATCGACGCTGATGGGAACGCAGTCGAGAGTTGGACACTCAAAAACGCCTGGGTACAGAACTTGAGTTTTGGCGATTTGGATTACAGTGGTGATGACTTGACCAATATCGAAGTTACACTTCGCTATGACTTTGCTATTATGGCAACAGTCGACAAAGGAACAAGTCCATTGGCGCAGAACTCGTCTAATGTACTGCCTTCTAATTGGAACAACGGCTCGTTGCTCACTCCTAGTGGTGGAACTCCTGAAGGGCTTCAGAACTAAAAAACTTAACACGAAAACTAATTACTAGTATAATAAGACAATACTTTTCATTAGTGAGGTTAAAATGGCAATGAGAAATAATGAGGATCGCCTTGGAGTCATTGACTCTGGGGAGAACTCACCTGCAACCGTCGTCGCAGACACGACCGAAAATACGTCTGCCGCTTCTTTCAATTTCGTCACACCAACAGAATTCGTCGACCTTCCATCACAGGGCAAGCTTTACCCCGAGGGTCATATTCTTCGTAATGTTGACTCAGTTGAAATCAAATACATGACGGCAAAAGAAGAAGATATTCTTACTTCTAAGAGCTTGTTGAAGAAAGGGAAAGCAATCGATAGGTTCTTGAAATCTGTTGTTGTGGACAAAAGAATTAATATTGATGACATGTTCGTCGGCGACCGAGCTTCTTTGCTTGTGGCAGCACGAGCAACAGGATATGGAACAGAATATAATACTTCGGTAGTCTGTCCAGCCTGCACGGAAAGGACCGATTGGACATTTGATCTGACAGAGGCGAATACAGTTGGGCCAGACAACATTCATGGAGATGCGACACTTACTGAAAACGGCACTATTGTTGTTAATTTGCCAAAGCTCGGCGTCAATGTTGAGTGCAGATTCTTGAACGGTCATGATGAGAAAAGATTGGCCAAATCAGCCGAAATGAAGAAAAAGAACAGACTTCAGGAAACTCAGCTGACAGACACGTTCAGGTCTTTTATTGTGTCCGTTAACGGGAACACAGACAAGAACATTATCAATCAGCTTATTTTCAATATGCCTGCTCTTGATTCACGACATCTTCGAACAGTGTATGCATCGTCCACGCCAAATGTTGATTTGACACAGGATTTTAATTGTGATCATTGTGGTTATGAAGGGTCCATGGAGGTGCCCTTCACTACGGACTTTCTTTGGCCTAAGCGATAAATACATGGAACAAGTGTATGAGCAGTTTTTTATTTTAAAGTATCATGGTGGCTGGTCGTTCGTAGAGGCGTATAATCTTCCTCTCCTTGTCCGACAATGGTTTGTTGAGAGATTGGCAAAACAGTTCAAGAAAGAAGCAGAAGAGATGGAGAAGATGAAGAAGAAAACTAAGACTCCAAGGTCATCTCCTCGAATGCCGAGACCACCAAGAAAATGAAGAAAGGCTCACTTCGGTGAGCTTTTTTTTATCTTACTATTTATAGAATGATAAGCAAATGGAGGGGTTTGCAATGATAAACGAAGAAATTGTTATTGATTTGTCACAAGGCGCAACGTTGAAAGAGTTCAGCCAGCTTGCGATGATGGGAGCGAAAATAAAGCTGCTTTTGATGGGAATGATGGGCACTGCCAATCTTTCGAAGTTGGCGATTCCAGTTAAGGTTACAGGCAATCCCTCTCAAGTGGCTTCGTTTACGAGAACTCTCAACAGAGAAAAAAGATATTTACAATCTTGGAAAAAGCATGGTCTAGACAATCCTAAGACTTGGGAAAGAAAAGCAGATTTGGATAGATCAGCAAAGGCTTTCCAAAAGGCCACTGGTATGCAATGGCCATTCAAATAAAGTAGGGCATTTTTTTTAGATGGCGGACAACAGTTTATTAAAAGAAAAGATAGCGTTATTGGCGCAAGAAGTCCAATTGATGAAGGAGCGCAATGAGCTAGAGGGCGTGACCTATACCAAGGCAGCCCAGACTCAACAGTTACTCAAAGCGGAAATTGAATTTCTTACTGAAGTTCGAACACTAAAGCAAGATGAGAAGGCACTTAAAGACGAACTGGAGAAGCTCCAGCAGAAAGAACTTGATACGGCAACTCAACTCACTGAGCGAGAAAAAGAAAGATTAAACACCCTCAGGATAGTTGCCCAGACAAGTAAAAAAGAGATAGACGAACAACTGAAGGCAGCTCTTCAATCCCAGAAAAGAATTGAAGGAGCTGCTGCCAAGCTTGCTGGCAATTTTCTTACAAGCTTGACTGGCATAAGGACATTTTCCAATACTGTTTCTGGCGACTTGATTAAAAATATTATGAAGGTCGAGGGCCGACTTCACCCCATGATAGAGATGATTGGGGGAATAGGAACATCTGCTATCGATGCGGTAGTTCAAAACACGAGGAAAATGGTTGGTCAATTTGACCAAGCCAGAGTTGAATTAAACAAAGTAACTGGGCAGTTTGGAAAATATGATGCTGTTTTAGAAGATTTTGCCACCGGAACAGAAAGTATGGCTGTGGGTCTGTCCGGCGCAACCTCAGCTATAGCAGCCTTAAATCAGAATATGTCTACCTTTTCTGGCCTTTCTGCGGAAGCCTCAAAGGGATTGATAAAACAGGTCGGAGAGCTTGAGAGGCTGGGCGTTTCTGCAGATGTCGCAGCCGAAGGCTTAGATTTTATGACTAAATCATTGGGCATGTCCAATGAAGCCGCAATGCAACAGCAAAGAGACATAATTGCTGCTGGCGAGGCAATAGGCATTTCTGCTGCAAAAATGACTAAAAACTTTGCCGCATCGGCAGATATGATAGCCAAATGGGGGGAGTCCGGTGTAGAGATATTTAAGGATCTTGCTGCAACGGCGAAGGCAACAGGTGTTGAGATGGCAACTCTCATAGGAATTGCCGAAGGATTTAATACATTCGAAGATGCAACAGCATCTGCTGCGAAACTAAATCAACTTCTTGGAGGGCAATTCCTTGATTCAATGGCTATGCTTAATGCAACCGAAGAACAACGAATAGTCCTGCTCAGGGAAGGTGTAGAGGCATCCGGGAAAAGCTGGGGATCAATGACTCAGTTTGAGAAACAGGCATTGAAGAATGCTGCTGGCTTTAGCAGTATGGCTGAGGCTTCTAAGTTCTTTACGACGTCTCCTCAAGATATAGAAAAGTATAAAGATTCTATGGACGGAGCAACGATGTCGGCTGAGGAGCAAGAGAAGAGGGCTCTTGAGAATATGACAGCCCAAGAAAAGATGGCCCATTTTATGGAGAAGCTGGCAGTAGCTATTCTGCCAATAACCGAATTGCTAAATAAGCTGACAGAATGGTTAATCGAGGCTAACCAGGCTATGGATGGTAATTTGGGCATAGTTCTTAGTCTTACCGCAGCAGTTGGCGGCCTCGCCTTGGTGTGGTTGAAGGTAAAGAGCGTAATGGCTGCTATTAGTACTTCAAAGCAATTGGCGCAGCTGCCGGGACTAATGCAGAATCTAGGTAAGAGCACGCAAAAGGCAGCTGCCGATATCGCTGATGGCGGCAAAAAAATGGCTGCAGGAGGAACGCAAGTAGGCGCAGCCCAGCAAACAATGGGCAATTCAGGGAAAACATCAATGGCTGGAATGCTGCAAGGTGCCCTTGGCCTCCTCGCCATCGCAGCAGCAATAGCGGTCTTTGCTTTCTCAATTTGGCTTTTATCGGATATAGGCATAGGCACAATTGCCGCTATCGGAGGAATTCTGATTGGCTTTGCTCTTGCTATGGCATTTGTTGGCATGATAGCTGTTAAAGTCGGCCCCGCTATTGCTTTAGGGTTTGGAGCTTTGTCTGCTGCCATGATTCTTATCGCCACCGCCTTTCTCCTGTTTAATGTTGGGTTTGAACCATTTGTGTCTCAAATAGAAAGATTAGCTGGAATAGGTCTTGACGGCCTGGTTAACGTTGGATTAGGGCTTGGAGCAATAGGCCTCGGCTTGCTTGGCCTTTCTCTTGGGATGATTGCCTTTGCTACCGCAAACTTTTATATAATGGACAGTGATTGGGAAATGTTCTTTAAGATTATAGAGACGCTGGGGCGAGCCCTCGGCGGAGTAAGCCCAGAATCCGCTCAGGCTTTAGCAACAGTATTTGGAACTTTGACTAACTTGACAGACATAGAGAATATGGCAGATGGAATTGCGATGCTTTCACAAGCGCTCTTTGGTCTTGCCTTCGCTATGATGTTCTTGACAAAGGAGAGTGTGGAGAACTTTAAGATTTCTGCTGAAGGATTTGTTGAATATGTGGACGCTGGCTCGAAAATCACCGAACCGATGGTGGACAATGTAAAGAGATTTGTAGACCAATCAGTTAGATATCGAGCAGCAAAAAATCAAGCCACTTTTGGTGGTCTCTTCGGCGGAGGCAAAGACGAGTTTGTGGATGCCCTAAAGGCAGGTTCTGCTGCTGGGGCCGCCCCTGCTGCCACCGGCGGAGGAAGCAAGACAATAGTTATGCAAGTCAATGGTCGTGAATTAGGAAGAGTGGTCGACGATTTGATAAATAAAAAATAATAGCTTGTCTGTGAAGCAGTAGAGGGAAGAGTATTGGTAGATTTATTTTATTGATCCTAGTGATGACATAGCAGTCTATAAAGGTCTTTATATAGAGTTCTTTCATGTCCCGTCTGGAAAATCGGCCATCTTTAAGGCATTTTTGACAGGCTTCGAGGACTCCTTTGAAACAACTTGGGCATCCGAAGACGTGTATGGGAGAATGGACCCAATCCAGACATATCAAGGGACAAAGCGAAGTTTGAATTTGAGCTGGACAGTTCCCGCAGCCACTGTGAAGGAAGCAAGATCGAATATGGCTGAGATATCACGATTTATAAGAATGCAATATCCCGTTTATAGAGATGTTTCAAATCAAAATAGCGAGTTTTCAGCACATGCTATTTCGGCCCCGCCGTTGTTTAAAGTAAAGTTCGCCAATTTGGTTCAAAGTGCCCAAAGCTTTGTTGGGGGTGCGTCTGATGTAGATGAGCCTATTGTTCGGCAAGCGGCCGTTGCGGTAGATCAGCTTTCTGAAGCGGTAGATGTGACCTTTCCAAAGGAGGGAGAACCAGCTGCCGGGGCTGAGAATGCCGGCCTACTAGGGACCTTAAGTGGGTTTAGCTTTACCCCAGTGATCGATGATGGATTTTTTGACGTTGGGTTTGGCAAACTTTATCCAAAAAACATAGAATGTTCATGCCAGATGGTGGTCCTACATCAACATCCTCTTGGGTTCAATGAAGATGGTGGATTTAGGCAAATAAACTTTCCTTATGGATTTTGGGACGAAGGCGACATCGACCAGGAGGCTTTGGAATTCTTGCAGTCAACTGATCAGCTTGCTGACGACCAAGAGGAGAAAGACACCAAAGAACAGACAGCCGAAGAAATGGCATCCGCCCAGACCAAAGGTATTTTGGGCTCTTGAGGAATTTGTGAGGGAGAACAATGGGAAGAAACAGCGATAGAGAAATAGTGACAAACGCCACACAGGCTAACCGAAACTTGCGAGTCCCTCGCAAAAAGAGTTCAATAAGGCAATATGGTCCTTCTAATTTGAAGCATCTTACTGTTGACCAGATATCTCAATTGACATTAAGAAAGCATATTTGGAAACTGGGAGATAGGTTTTATAAATTGGCCTATAAACATTACGGAGACTCTCAGCTATGGTGGGTTATTGCTCATTTTAACAAGCTGCCCACTGAAGGGCATGTCAATATCGGCGATGTTGTATACATTCCTTTTCCATTGCTAGAGTTCTTGAGAATGACTAGGGCACTATAATGGCTGAAAATGAATCGAATATATATGGCTTTAATGAAGACTTTTATCTCTTATTGATGCAAAAGAGGATAATTGCGCAGGGAGTCTTGGATCAAGAGCTTAGGCATCGAAACTATGTAAATTTGATTGGGCAACCCTCGAAAGCCGTCCAGTCCTTTTTGGGGAATCCTGATTCTCAAATCCTTGCAGATTTTAGCCCAGACAAGCAATCGTATCTGTATCCTAAAATAAGTCTTTATAAGGTTCAGAATTTGGGAACTACCAACCAGAGAGAGGTGCCCATACCATTTCATAGCTATATAAAGCCAGATGACATAGTAAAGATAACGAAGCAGAGACAAGGAAGGGCAGAAGGAATATCGATACAATCTTTGGATTATGAGTTTGACGGAACCGACCCGGCTCTCAAGTCAAATGTATCTTTGGCTCTCAAAATTAGATTTCAGAATGTTGAAGACTTGGTGCTCCCTATTGAAGGCTACGCAGATGAGTTGGGCAATGACTTGAGATACTCTGATTTGATTAATGTACCAGAAACTCAATCTGGTGGTAAAAAATTATATAACGTGGCACTCACCACACCAGAGCAACAAGTTTTAAAATCGGCTGTAAAGCTAGTTTGTGGCTGGGAAGTGCCGACAAATAAAAGAAGATTTTTTGACCAAAGAGAGATGACCGCAATAAAAAATACTCAGAGCGTCTTTTATCTTTCTTTGAAGTCCCATTCTATGGAGATAAATGCCGACGGAACATTTGAGCTTGATTTGGAATATTTGAGCAGTATGAATTCTTTGTTTGGGCACTCTTCTGCTAATTTCTTAAGAATGAGCCCCCTCGACGTCGATGCGGTATCGAGACTTGCAAAGGACCGATCATCTGCAATTACAAAACTTTCTAGAATAGAGGCGACTACTAAGCAAAAATTATTAGAGGAAAAGATATCGCTCCCCGCAGGAGCGTCAAGGGACACATCTGCCGGCGAGCTTATTCAACACACTTTGAATACCAGGCAACGTTTGAGGGACTCAACAGGCGGAATATCAGAGCTGGAAAAAGAAATGGCGAATCTTCAGTTAGCTGCCGATAGTAATCTTGCTACTGATTCTGATGTCGTGCTTATAGAGCAAATTAATGAATATCAAGAATATATTGATTCATTGAAGTCCCTCGATGCTATTTTGGAAGACTTCGACAAAGGGCTGGAAGAAGTAAAGGCCGCCCAAGGAGCAGTCTCTGACACAATCAAAGAGATAAGATTGTTAAAGATGCGAGCATTTTCCAATAAGGTGGCAAGCAAATTAAGAGGCTTTCGATATACAAGCGAAGAGTGGGAAAAAGTGAAGAGCTATGTGACATCTATTATAGACCCTGAGGCCTCTGTGTCTCCTGCGTCCGCACTGGATGCCCTAAGGGGCAATGAATTGGGGAAACCCCTTGCTAAGTTTAGCACAGAAGAATTTAGTACGCTAGCCAACGCTGCGAGCCAACAATCCCGAGCAATGAATGAAGAAGGCCGCCGACAGGCATTCCCCGATGAGACTGCGATAGCAGAGAAGAAAAGACAACTTGCTGAAATCGATAAAGAGACCTCTGACTCCTTCGGAGACCTTAGTGAAAAGGTCGAAGCCCAGCTGTCCCTGCAAAGTCAAATTCGCAGATTGGAAAAAGAAATCGAACTTAAAGAGGCGGGGTTGTATGAATCAGGCGACGGCTTTCTTCTTACTTATTACTTGTTTGGGGACTTATTGGACGCAGCATTTGAAACATTGCTGGAACTAAATGGCGACGAATACGACCAGGTATTGAGTCAATTTAAGTTGATATTAACAATGGTAAAGATATCTGATCCACTCCTTAGTACTTATCTTGGAGATGAAGTATATTATTCGATGGCCGACATACCTATTAGTTCTAAATTGTGGCATGCTTTTTGGCAAGAACGTGTAGTCGGTCCACAGAGAGAAGTTTATGCTTTGGCTGATTTTGTCAAAGAGATGTATAGTGATTTGCTCGTAAGGGCGATAGCACAAGCATCAAAGGATTATAGTCAAGATGGAAGATATCAACTTGGGGAAAGAAGTTTTCTTATTTTTTCCGGCCCTTTGAACGGATCAGGGCAAGATAGAATCACAGGAACACGAAAGTTTAACGGAACAGTGAACATTGGCGATGTCGAGAGCTTCCCCAGAGAATGGGACCCGGAAACAGCCAATTGTAATACCTATATTATGTTGCATACTAGCGATAGAGTTAGTGCTGATGATTTGTTTGGCGACCCACAACAAGACCAGAAAAAAGGAATTGTTCATTTGGCCGCTGGCTTGGATAAAGGCATCGTAAAGTCTATTAAGTATGAAAAAGAGGACGACAAGGACTTGCAGACTATTCGCATAGCTAATAACTATGCTGATAACAATAGCACTTTTCCTCTTTTGCAGAATCTTTACAACGCAACAGTTGAGATGGCTGGGAACACACTTTTTGTTCCCGGCATGACATTCTACATTAAGCCAATAATGCCTGGCCGAGGTAACATCGAGGAGAGAATTCGGGCATTGAAGAAATTGGGCTTGGGTGGTTATTATGTCGTAACGAAGGTGATCAACAAGGTAGACATCTCAGGCTTCAGCACTACTGTTCAGGGCAAGTATTTATATACACCGGACACAGACGCAGCTCTCCGACAGACAAACATCACCCTGCAAACTGCTGCAGAGTCCACGACCGCTGCCGTCTCTAATCTTGCAAGCGAAATAAAGGGATTATTTTAGAAAATAGAGAGTACCAATTGTAATGCCGCATAACGATAAAGAAACACAAAAGAAGTTCAAGTTTTTCGAAACCTTAGGGGTCACTTTGGGCTCAATGCCAAAAGCAACCAATAAGTTGGGCGCTGTCCAATTGTATGCGGAAAGAGAAAATTATAAGCTCACCGCATACCCTGAATACATCGGCATAACTCCAAGAGATATGTGGAGAAAAGATTTGTATTATGGGAAGGTTGATTATGATGGGGCATTTGTTCTTCCTAGCGAGGATAGTCTTAAGCCCCTTGAGGGATCCACAAATGAGACGTTTCTTTTGGTAAATTTTGTGGCTGATGCGTTTGAAGACTTCAAGAATTATTTTGGCGAAGCCTTTTTGCGTGCTCCATCACTGGCTCAGCAAAGTATTTTTAAGAATATAAAAGTCAAGAAGGCATGGTTTAGTCTTACTAATGAGTATCATGGTCTGGTCAACAATGTCTATTCTTTTTTTACGAATGATTTTTTGAAGATCAACAATAAGCACGCCGACATCAAGAATTTTAAAGATTTTTTTCATATCTTTTTTGATTTTTTGAAGGGCTATATTGTAGATTTTCCTTTTACAAAGACGGGCTTCGTGTCTTCGGCATTTACAAGTCCCCTAGCTAGTGGACTAATTGTCGAATTGGCGGATCAAAGCCACTCCAAAGATGAGCCTAAAGTGACAAAGTGGCTTCACGACCCAAACTATCGATTTTATGCACAAACAGCACAAGATTTTGGATTCAAGATAGACAAGAACGCACCTTGGCGCTTGATTGCCGACATAAAGTCTCCGCCAATGCGGTCTTATATGGCTAGGTATGGAGTGGCTCCCGAGGACTTGTTCGAGTCCGATTATTTTTACCAGACTCATCTAATCGATATTCCAACTCTTCAGGTCTATTTTTACACATTTTATAATTCTTATGTGCAAGCTTACCCTATCGCCAAAAAGCCTGTTGTCTGTTCGGGGAAAACAAAAAATAAAACAATCGTTAGAAAAGCCTTGACAGAGGAGCAATTTGCTGGTATTATCTCTATTAGAAAGTGGTATGAGCTATATGTCATGCTGCGAGCAATGGAAACAAAAAAAGACTGGAACGAGCAAAAAATAAAAAAAATTGTTGACAAAGCTCACGCAATGTTTAAAATACAAGGAGTGATACAGGCTCAAGAGTACTTAGACATGCATTTCCGTCCCAAGCAATTACAAAGAGGCGACAGTGATATTCCAGATACTAGACGATAAGAAGAGTTGTGTGGGGTTCTACACAGACGGCAAAATACAGTATCAAATACCACAAAATTTGACCGCCACTTGGAAATGGGCACCCATAATGGCAGACGTCACTCGACCCATAAAATATGCCTATTTTTACACAAACGGAGCCCCCATTGAGGAAGTTTGTCCTCCTCATCTAAAAGAGGAGTTCGCCGCCTATTCCAAAAAGATGAAGGCGTTTCTCCGTTCGTTCAAACTTGCCAAGGTCAATCTTAACGACAATTGCTTCTTTGACCTTGTTCCATCACAATACCTCTTGAAATATTGTGCCATCAAGAACGAGATTACACAGCACGTCTTTCAGAACTATGAGTATCCAAAAGCTCACGGATACTATATCAAGCTGACCGACCTTATCCATAAGATTTCCCAACAAGAGCTGAATCTAAAGAAGGAGAACTTTACTCCTACTGACTTGATGAATCGGCAGACAAGAAATTTTTATTCAAAGCTCGACGAAATGCCGAGAAGAATAAAATACGAAATCTTCGGCGGCAAAGGGGGTCGACTTCGCACCTCTCCCAATTCTTTCAAGATTTTTGCACTGAACAGGGACTACCGCAAAGTCATCGTTCCGCAAAATGATTTCTTTTTGGAGCTGGACTATAACGGGGATCATCTCCGTGCTATGTTGGGCCTTGCCCGAGTCAAGCAGCCGAAGGGAGACATTCACGCCATCAACGCAAAGAAGATATTCGGAGGAATAACCAGAGACGATGCCAAGAAGAGATTTTGGAAATGGGCATACAACGAGAACAACACCCACAAGAATTTAGAAGCCATCTACAAAAGAACAGAAACAAAAGAAAAATACTTTGATGGGGAGCACATTACGACAATATTTGGAAGAAAACTGAAGGCAACATCAGGAAATGCCTTCAACTACATCATTCAATCTACGGCAAACGACATTTTGTGTCAGAAGGCAATCGACCTAAAAGTTTTCCTAGAGAACAAAAAAAGCTTTATTTCTTTCTTACTTCATGATAGTATCGTCTTTGACATGAGCGCTGATGATAAGAAGATGGTCAACTTTCTTATCTCGCTCTTCAGCGATACTCGTTTTGGAAAATACAAAGTAAATGCCAAGATGGGCACCAGCTTTGGTACAATGGTGGATTATGATGGAGACGATAGTCGGTTTGGGAAAAGCTGGGAGTAATATTGCCAAAGTATTTGGCAAATACCCCCAATATGAGGCAATCACCATCGACACCGATGGCGATGCTGACTTTCTTTTGCCAAAGATGTCCTCGGCAGAAGAATACGACGCAGAGGATTATGAATTCGGCGCATTGTTCCAGAAAACTTCCCACAATGTGACGTTTATTGTGAGTGGGGGAGGAAATGTATCCGCTGCTACCCTTCGCATCTTGGAGCAGATAAAACATAAGAATATTACAATAATTTATGTTCAACCGGACATCTCTCTTTTGATGGGCGAGAAAGAACTCCACCAAAAAGCAATGTTCGGAATCCTTCAGGAATATGCTCGCTCTGGCGTCATCGCCCGATTGGTGCTGATTTCGAACACGGAAATGGAAAAGTTTGCCGGCGACTTGCCGATTATTGGGTACTACGACAAAATCAACAATTTGATCACCCAGACACTTCATGTTATGGGCGTGTTCGAGAAATCAGATTCTGTGATGAGTAATCACACTCCAATAAGAGCGGGAAGCCGCATCACAACTGTGTCTTTGGTGGAGTACGAAAAAAATCAAGAAAAAATGTTTTTTTCCCTTGACAATGAGACAGAAAGAAGGTATTATTACGCTATAAACAAAGAAAAGCTTCAAAAAGAGGGAGGTCTACTGAATAAGATAAAAGAGCACCTAAAATCGAATAACAGAGGAGGGGAAGTCAAAACATCTTTTTCTATCCACTCCACATCGCATGATAAAGATTACGCATATTGTTTAATTTGTACGTCAAACATCCAAAAAATAGAATAAATACCGAAAAACCCTGTAAAAAGCGAGAAAATCTACTAAATAAGAAAGGAGAAAGATAGTGGCACTTGATTTGAAAAAAATGAAGCAGAAGTTGGACAATTTGCAAAATCGTGGCGGAGGGTCGAGCACCATTCGATTCTGGAAGCCGCAGGAGGGGAACAATACAGTCCGTATTGTATGTCCTAAAGATGGCGACGCCTTCAGAGGAAGGCATCTTCATTACAATGTAGGCAAGCGAGCCTTTTTGTGTCCCGAGAAGAACTTCGATGAGGATTGCCCAGTTTGCGATTTTGGTCGAAGTCTTTACAAGCAAGGAGATCCCGAAAGCATCTCTCAAGCCAAGACTATGTTCGCCCGACAACGATACTACTCCCCCGTAGTCGTCCGTGGCGAAGAAAGTGAAGGCATTCGTTGGTGGGGATACGGAAAAACAGTATATGAGACATTGTTGAAGCTCGTGCTCAACCCAGAATATGGAGACATTACGGATCCAGAAACTGGGACTGACCTTGATGTAGCCTACGACAGACCACCCGGAGCGTCGTTCCCAAAAACGACCATCGTCGCCAAGCGCCGAGCATCTCCCGTCTGTCCTGACATGGCAAGTGAAGAATGTCGTGAACTTTTGGACTCTATCCCCGACTTTGACGCTCTCTTCGACACTAAGTCGTCAGCCGAGATTACTGCTCTTCTGAATGAACACCTCACCACCGAGGCGGATGCAGAAGGGCTTTCGACAGAGACAGAGAAGTACGCATCCACAACAAAATCCACCGTTGATGATGCCTTCTCAGAGTTGCTCGGCTAGAGAGCGCCATTTCCTGAAGTGGGGGGCGTATGCCCCCCCTTCTTTTCTAAATAAGAGGAGAAGATAAATATATGTCAAAAAGAGCAGGAAAAATTGACAAAGGCTTTCTAACGAGAGTCAACAAAAAGCTTGGAAGAAAAGCTTTATATAACCTTAACGACGAAGAAGACCCAACTGTTATTCCTTATTGGGTCCCAACTGGCTCTCGCTGGCTGGATTCCATTGTGGCCCGAGGAAAGGTCACAGGAATTCCAGGCGGAAGAATTACAGAAATCGCAGGGTTAGAAGGGACTGGTAAGTCGTGGATGGCATTGAAAATCGCAGTCAATGCGCAGAGAATGGGGATGCCCGTCCTTTGGGTTGATTCTGAGGCTTCTTTCGATAAAGAATACGCCCAAGATATGGGCATCGACTTTGGGGGCGAAGACTTCTTTTATGTTAGAGGTCTTTCTGTGGAAGAAACGCTCGGCACAGTTGAAGAATTCTTGAAGCAAGGAGTTCAGTCATTGGTGGTTTGGGATTCTCTTGCTCAGACGCCTTGCGAAGCTGAGATTGAAAAAGATTATAACCCCAATGCTGATGTCGCCCGAAAAGCACGAGTGCTGTCATTGGCGATGAAGAAGCTGACTGTGCCAGTGAGCGAGACTGAAAGCACATTCGTGGTCCTCAATCAGCTCAAGACGAACATCACAAGTAATATGTATGAGGCAATGGCGACCCCTTATGTCACACCAGGAGGAAATCTCTTGACTATTCTTATTCATTGAGAATTTGGCTGACAAAGAGAAAGTCAAAGAAAACTCATGTCAACGATGAGCGAGGATTCAAGACTGGATACGAAGTCAAGTGCACGCTCAAGAAGTCTCGCTTCGGTGGAGAAAATAGGGTTTGTTCTTTCAATCTTATTTTGCAGGCGAGAACACAGGCATTGAGGACGAAGTCAGCTGGCTTGAAGCTTTGCGTGGAAGCAACAGCATCAGAACCGCTGGCGCTTGGTCAACCTTGACTTATGCTGACGGCTCGGAAGAGAAGTTCCAGAAGGCTAATTGGGTCAAGAAAATTAAAGAAAACGAGAAATTTAAAAACCGCATTCTTGAGTTGATGGACGAAGAGGTCGTCTTGAAGTTTGAGAAAGCAGTGTCCGGTGGAGCAGAATTTTATTCGCTTCCAGGGGACCAACACTGACGATTTGATAGGGGGAGATAATGGCGAAAAGATTGTTGATAATTGATATGCTCAATCTTTTTATACGCAATTACACAGTGAACCCGTCTCTTGATGACAATGGCGTTCCTGTTGGCGGTGTAAAAGGGACTTTGGGGAGCATTCAGAAAATCTCCAAAGAGGTCAAACCAGATGAAATAGTTATTTGTTGGGACACCGCTGGTGGCTCGCTGCGACGCAAATCGCAAAACAAGAACTATAAATCAGGAAGACGTCCAATCAAACTAAATCGTGTATACGAAGATCTGGACGAAAAAGCCGCCGAACAGAACAAAATAAATCAAATCGTCAGATTGACAGAATATTTGAACCTTATGCCGATCATTCAATTGTCTGTTGAGGGCGTTGAGGCAGACGATATTATATCTTTTGTCTCCCAGGCACGACAATACAGTGATTGGCATAAGGTCATTTATTCTTCAGATAAAGACTTCTATCAGCTTTGCAACAAAAGAACTTTTGTTATTCGCAGAGTGAAGCAAGAATATAAAGCTGTCACCGAATCAAAGCTCGTGGAAGAGTTCAACATTCATCCAAACAACTTTGCCCTGGCAAGAGCCCTCGTTGGCGATAAATCTGATAACATTGTGGGAATCTCTGGGGTTGGAATGAAAACCGTAGCCAAGTGTTTCCCTTTCCTTTCTGAGGGCAAAACTTACTATATTAACGACATTATTGAGCACGCAAAGCAGAAATTGGAGGAGAGAACCCGAACCACCATCTATGGCAAGATTGCGAACTCAGAAAAGATAATCAAAGACAATTATGATATGATGCAGCTGTATTCCCCGCTGCTCTCAGTGAAAGCCGTCGAGCAAGTCAACTACGCTCTGGACAACTTTGAATATGATTTTAATCAAACAAAGTTCTTGACAATGATAATGAAAGACGGTATAAGTAGTTATAAGTTTGATGACCTGTTCCGATGCCTGAGCCGCATCATTCGAGACAATAAATGACAAGAAACGCAGAAAGTTTTTCAAAATATGGTCGTCCCTTCCAAGAAGGCCTCGTGCAGATAATCCTTGATGATCGTGCCTTCGCCGATCAGATTGGGGAAGTTCTTGACATAGAGTTTTTGGAACTAAAGCATCTACAATTATTCTTGAGGAAATTATACGGATACAAAGAAAAGTATCGCTCTCATCCATCACGAAAGATGATGGCAACAATGTTGCGAGCAGACATCTCAAATGAGCCCGAAGCGCTCCAGAAACAAGTTCGTGATTATTATGCCAAGGTTCTGGCATCCCCCGCTCTTCTCGAAGAAGAAGAATATATTCGTGAAGCTTCTTTGGACTTCTGCCGCAAGCAAAAGCTCAAAGAGGCGATGATAAAATCAGTCAAGCTACTCAAGAATTCTTCTTTTGACGAGATTAGCGAAGTTATCAACAATGCTTTGAAGCTCGGCTCAGAGAATAACTTTGGGCATGAATACATCAAAGACTTTGAAGAGCGCTTCGTCGTAAAAGCAAGAAGCCCAGTGTCAACTGGCTGGCCCTTGATGGACGGCATCACAAACGGTGGACTGGGGAAGAGCGAGCTTGGAGTGGTTCTTGCTCCGACTGGAGCTGGAAAGTCAATGGTTCTCGTTCATCTGGGAGCAGCAGCAGTAAAGGCTGGAAAAACGGTTGTCCATTACACGCTCGAACTCCAAGATACAGTGGTTGCAACCAGATATGACTCCTGCATCACGGGAATCCCGCTGAACAGTGTCTATCAGTTCAAAGACGAAGTTTACAAAAAGATTAAAGATATCAAAGGAAGCTTGATTGTCAAGGAGTACCCGACCAAAACAGCATCGACCAACTCAATTCGTGCTCATTTGGAAAGACTTCGACAACGCTCCATCTACCCAGATATGATTATTCTTGATTATGCAGACTTGCTCCGTCCAATCAAGGTGGAAAAAGAAAAAAGAAATGAGCTTGAATCCATTTATGAGAATCTTCGGGCCATGTCGCAAACTTACGAATGTCCAATTTGGACAGCAAGTCAGACAAACAGAAGTGGACTGAGCGTTGAGGTTGTCACAATGGAAGAAATCTCAGAGGCATATTCAAAGTGCTTTGTCGCTGATTTTATCTTCTCGTTGTCACGGTCGAAAGAAGATAAAATTGGGAATACAGGCAGATTCCACATCGCCAAGAATAGGAACGGACCAGATGGAAGAACGCTCCCGATTTTTATGGACACCAGAAATGTTAGAATCGAGACTTTCAATAGCAAAGACCACAGAGACGATGAGCTAAAAAAGAGAAAGAAGAATATAAGCAAAACAACAGCAGAAAAATACCAAATGCACCTAAAGGAGAAGAAAAATGGCGTACACCAAGTCACAGGTTGAGGAGGCAACACTAGAATATTTCGATGGAGATAAGTTGGCGACAAACGTCTTCATTACCAAGTATTGTCTGAAAGATGAGAATTTAGAATATGTAGAGAAGACACCAGATGATATGCACCGCCGTCTTGCAGCAGAATTCGCAAGAATGGAAGCGAAGTTTGGCGGAGAGAGCCAAATGTCAGAAGAAGAGATTTATCTTCTTTTGAAAGACTTTAAAAACATTGTCCCTCAGGGCTCCCCGATGGCAGGTATCGGCAACAACTATGTCAATGTCTCATTGTCGAACTGTGTTGTCGTCGGCTCTCCAAAAGATAATATCTCTTCCATTGTTGATGCCGGGAAAGACTTGGCAAACTTGTTCAAGCGCCGATGTGGTGTTGGTCTGGACATTTCCAACCTTCGTCCCGAGAATGCCAGAGTGAGTAACTCTGCTGGTACAACCACTGGGGCTTGGTCTTTTGCCGACTTCTATTCTTATATTTGTCGAATGGTCGGCCAGAATGGACGCCGTGGTGCCTTGATGATTACTCTCGACGTCCGCCACCCAGACGTGCAGCAGTTCATCACGATGAAGCACGACTTGACCAAAGTCACCGGTGCGAATGTCAGCATCCGCATCACCAACGACTTTATGCAAGCTGTCGAGAACGATGAAGACTATGAGCTTCATTATCCAGTCGGTGCAGATACTCCGACATTTGTAAGGACAGTCAAGGCGACAGAGATTTGGGACCAAATTGTAAGCTCTGCGACGACAACTGCCGAACCCGGCATCCTTATGTGGGATAACATTGTGGACAATCTCCCAGCACATTCCTATGCCGATGAGGGATTTGAAACAATCTGCACAAATCCTTGTGCTGAGATTCCACTTTCTGCCTATGATAGTTGTCGACTCATTTCCGTCAACCTGAAGCACATGGTTGAGAATGCCTTTGAGAATACAGCATTCTTTAATTTTGATAAGTTCTCCGATGTAGTTCGAAAAGCAATGCGTCTTTCTGACGACCTCGTCGAATTGGAAATGGAGAAACTAAAAAACATTATTAGCATTGCTGACGAGACAGATGAAAAAGAGCTGTGGGAAAAGCTTCTTCGTGCTTGTGCGGAAGGACGCCGCACCGGATTGGGCACCCACGGTCTTGCCGATGCCATTGCCCGATTGGAAATAGCTTACGATTCAGATGAGGCAATCGCCGTCATTTCAAAGATATATTCCACGTTCAGAGATGTGTCATATGAACAAAGCGTTGAGCTTGCAAAAGAACGTGGAGCATTCCAGGTATTCAACTGGGAGACAGAAAAAGATAACAAATACATCAAAAGATTGCCCCAAAGAATTCAAGATGCCATAAAGAAGCACGGAAGACGAAACATTAGTATTCTGACGAACGCTCCAACTGGCTCGGTGTCCATTATGTCTCAGACATCATCCGGCCTCGAACCCGTGTTCCGAAATGTTTATGTCCGACGCCGAAAGTTGTCTCACAACGAAACGCATCTCACCCCAGACTATATTGATGATCTTGGAGATAAGTGGCTGGAATACAAAGTATTTCATCATAACATTTCTGAATGGGCAAGAATCAAAGGATTGAGCAGCGATGAACCTCTTCCTCCTTATTTCGTGGAGAGCAACTCAATTGACTGGAAACGACGTGTCGAGATTCAAGCGGCAATCCAAGATAACATTGACCACGCTATTTCCTCGACAATCAACCTTCCCAAAGGGACTAAACCTTCTCTTGTCGGAGAGCTGTATTTCCAGGGATGGAAGAAGGGGCTAAAAGGAATAACTGTTTATGTTGATGGTTCCCGCTCTGGCGTCTTAGTGACGGACAAAGAAGAGAAAGAAGATTTTCCTTATCACTCTGCGCCAAAGCGTCCAAAAGACCTGGACTGTGACATTCACCACATCACAGTCAAAGGAAAGGCTTGGACCATTCTGGTCGGCAAACTCGATAACAAACCTTATGAGGTCATGGGTGGAGAAACCCAGTTCATTGATTTGCCCAAGAAGTTCAAGACAGGGGCAATCATCAAGAACTCGTGGAAGACAAAACAATCCAGATACGACCTTCAGTTTGGTGAAGATGGGCTCATCAAGGACATCGCAAAAGTTTTCCAAAACCCCAACTTCTCGGTTCAGACTAGGCTCGTATCGCTTTCGATGCGACACGGAGCACATCCAAGCTTCTTGTCGGAGCAACTGCGGAGAGATCCAGATTCAGATATGTTTTCATTCTCCCGTGCTCTTTCCCGAGTGCTCAAGAAATACATTGAAGACGGAACAAAAGTTTCTTCGACTTTGGTTGAGGAGTGCGAACTGAAGAAATGTGAGCTTGTTTATCAGGATGGATGCGCCACTTGCGTGACTTGTGGCTATGCTCAATGCGGATAAAAAAGTGAAAAAAGTGCTTGACTTTTAAATGATGCCGTCGTATGATGTTTATAGTTTTTAAAAATAAGGAGAGATAGGTGAGAAGTATACGGAATATTACTTTGGAAGATATCAAGCCGATTTTAAAAAAATTGGACTTTGAGGCTCTGTGCGAGGTGAGTTCATACTGCGAATCATTGAAAAAGGAGAGGAAAAGACCAGCTCGCCCACTTAATGAATCTCATCAATCTACGGCAAATAAGAGAAAGTCAGGCGCCGAGCAATATTATACGAATCCAGACGTTGTAGATAAGTGCATTGAGCAGGTGAAAAAACACTTATCGCTTGATGATAAAATTATTTTAGAGCCTTGTGGGGGAACGGGAGAGTTCATTAAAGGGTTGTTGAGGGCGGGCATCGATAAAGAGAAGATAATCTCTTACGACATTCACCCAAAGCACGATTTAGTCCAGCAAGGCAATTATTTAGAAATAGCAGAATCCCTCAGTCCCTCTTCATCGATGATAAGCATAACGAACCCGCCTTTTGGTCGTGCTTCACAATTGGCAAAGCAATTTTTCAACAAATCGGCAGAACATTGTGAATATATTTGTTATATTGTACCTAAGTCTTGGAGAAAGTGGTCAACTCACAAATCTTTAGATGATAGATTTCATTTGATTGCCGACATCGATCTGCCCAAGGATTGTTTTTATGTGCCTGATGGAACTTTGGACAAGTATGGTAATGTTGCAAATAAAAAGAAAAAAACTTTGAATACTATATTCCAAATCTGGCAAAAGAAAGAGGAGAAAAGGAAAAAGGTTATCATTCCCGACCACGGGCTTATTAGGAAAGTCACTCCCGAAAATCTAAACGAAGAGAGAGTCGTGAAGGGTGCGAATTTTTCTATCGTGTACGCAGGCCACTCCACTGGGAAATGTGAAGATATTGTCGATGATGTCGTACCATATAAGACGACCACATCATATTTGAAGATAGACAGGCAAGACGTCAAAGACGCCCTCCGGAAGATTGATTGGAAGAAGCACTATGAAAATACATCTTATGTTCGGTCCTTGTCTATCAACGAAATCAACTACGAACTGAACGACCATTTTGGACTAAAAAATTATCAATTTTGAAAAAAACGCTTGACTTTGAATGAGAATGGAAGTATAATATGTGTGTAGGGTCGGAGAAAGGTTCTGACCGATAAATGAGGTAGCTATAATGAAGAAGAATATCACAAAACAACCTTTGAATTCGCAACTTTGGAGCGTTTTCTACGGCAGAGATGCAGCAGCACAATATACGGGCGGTCTACCACTAGCTCTTTGCGATGCTGTCATCGACAATTGGATGCACGCCGAGGGCGCAACAAAGGGGAATATTGAGTTAGTTTGCGAAGGCGATGACGAGAATTTGGTGACTATCATCGAGAGCGTTAATGATGGTTCGCCAATGACATTGACTTCTGCACAAGTTGCCGGTGGCGACGGAGGAGCCCAAGAGATTCTTGATTTGCCCATCGGCGACATCCGTCGTGCTCTATCTCACTGTCCAACTCCGCAAGAACTTCACGCTGAGGGCAATCCAAGTTATTTCAACTGCGGATTGAAGGCAGTGCTTGCAGGATACTGCGAAGGTATTACAATCATTGGCCATGACAAGGACAAGATATGCTTTGCCCAAACCGACCGCTCAAGTAAGTTTTATGAGACAGAGTGGGAGATAGTTGATAAGGAGAAAGATGAAGAAAGGTTCTTGGCCTTGCGTGCTTCCTTCCCTTATGATACTGGGACAATGATGCGATTCAAGCTTCTTCCTGAGCATCGACAGACCAAGGACAAGAAGGACAAAGATAAGGACTTTCACCGAGTCATGAAAAAGATAATTGAGCTAGTCTACGCCAAAGGTCTTTTGGGCTGTGATTATCCTTTGGATATTTATCTTGATTCGGCGCTAGTCACTCGCCATTCAGTGACTGAATACCTTGACCCTCCATCTGCTGCCGACGTCGGCGTTTGGAGAGGGGTATATAAAGGTGAGCCCCTCGCTGTCGTAACAGGACAAAAGAAATCTCGTGGACGTAAAGGAAACATCTTCTGCAGTCGCTTTGATGCAGGCATTTGGCCAATGTCCACGAGAATGTTAGCCAGCCAAGGCGTCCAGTTTGGGCTGAGTCAGTTCAAAGGCGACTGGCAATTCCATCAAAAAGTCCTCGCCATTGTTGATATGCAAAAGTCCACAGCGCTAAGGGAGGGCTTGTTTAACGCACAAAAAGAAGTAAATAAATCTTACAATCCCGCCGACACGGCTTTCCGTGATTTCTTGATGGACCACCCCGACGGTCCGCAACTGCGTGAAAAATTCAAAAAGATGAGCACTGCTCCTCGGCCTATCGACGATGAGACAAAAGCTGATGAGAAGTTGCTCAATTGGTTAAACAAGCTGTGGAAGAAAAGTGGCGAAACGTTCACGAGAGCATCATCATCTCGTGATCCAAACAGGACCGGCGCCAAGCCCACGGGGAAGGGCAGCCGCCGCCGACCCCTTGATGTTGAGTTCTGTAGTTTCAAAGAGAAGGGGG